AGACAGCATCAGAAAACGCCGCCAGCGCGTTTATTGGCAGGCCTGGCACGCACCTATCAACCGCCTCGATTGCGCCGCGCATATCGGCATCTAGCCGCGCTTTGCACTCATCCAGGCTGTAGCGCTTACCTTTCTGCACGTCAGTGGTAGAACCGTAGCAAACCGTCAGGATTCCGGGGGGGTCGTAATAGGCGTACTGCCGCAGGCCCTCGGCTGGTATGGCGATGGCCGCCGCAAGTGCCGCAACGGCTGAATAGCGTTTTGATTTAGGTGTCATCGTGCATTCCAGGCTGGGCGATCAGGCGGGCCGCCGCAGACCCGACAGCCACGAGCATCGACGCGATCAAAAACACATGGCGGGGCATGGCATCGCTAAAAAGTGGCAGGGCCATTTCAACCCCTGACAGCGCAGCGGCGACAATGCTGAGTCGGAAGGCCCACGACTGGCGTGCGACTTTTTTGGGGTCTTTGACGAGCTTGATCATGGTGGGTCAACCTCCACATCCATGGTCGTCAAAACCTCGATGGGCCACAGCTTGTGAACAACGTTACATGCGTATTCGAGCGACACCAGCACTTTCCCGCGCCCCGGTGCCGCCGACTTTGGTATTGCGATAGCCAGCCGGATTGTGTCGGGGTTGATCCTGTTCAACTCGTCAAGTGCCGCCGAGCTCATAAGCTGTGGGCCTTGCGTTAGCTCGTATGACGCGCCGGTGCTGTCATAAAAGTGGCGGCTGTAAGTGACAGAGCAATGGCGCTCAACATCGCGCCGCACATTGCCGTGGATGACTATCGTGTCACCCGGTTTGCCCCTGCCTGCTTTGTAGTCAAGTAGTTCGAAGGGCGCGTGGCGGTCAAAAGACCAATACCCTGTCACGAGCAGGCTAGAGAAAAACAGCGCAGCACCGATCAGAGTGAGAGCATTTGCAATCTTGTGAACAGTCGTTGGGAACATACTCATGGGGGCCACCCTTCGGTGAGCGGCAGTGGCAAAGAGTGCGTGTGCGCAAGGTTCTCAAGCTGATATATATGCCGCAGGTATATTTTGTTCTGCTTTGTGAGGGTTTCGACTTCGCGCCGCAGTTGATCAATTTCAGACTTGAAACGGTCGGCCAGTGCTTTCCGTGCCGCGTCTTCACGCGCCGCAGCAGTAACGGCTTTAGCATCGAGGTAGCCGATCAGCCACTTCGCGCCAGCGCCAAAAATCGCCAGCATTGCACCGATGGCTGTGATGATTGGAGCGACGTTCTCCATCAGTCGTGCCACCCCATAAGTACCTCTCGCCGCCACTGTGCAGCACAGTGATCGAGTTCCCAAAAGATGCGCAGAAACAGCCAGTCAATTGCGTCAGCCGTCCAGCCCCAATAAGGATGCTGTTTCACCCTCATGCGATGGGCGCGGCTTGACAAGGTTTCCTTGATCGACCCGCCAAGCAGGAAATTGGCCAGGCAGTCCAGCCACAGCAAAGGGAGGATTAACAGGCTCATTTTTTCGCCTTTTTCAACGCGGCGACCTCTGCGGAAAGCTGCTGTACAGCCAAGACAAGCGGGGCGATAAACTCATCATATCGCAACGCCTCCTCTGATTCCGGGTCGCTCGGGTCTACTTTGATGAAGCCACCAAAATCAACATTGCCAGCCGCTTTTTTCACATCGCTGGTCAGGAATCCAAAGTGTTGCCGCTTGCCGGGTATGGCCTCAACGATAGGCGCAGTCATCGCAGCACTGATGACGTTACCCTCTTCGTCCAGCACTTCCGGCGTGATGATCTTATTGCCAATAACCTTGTTGCCGCCCACTTTGAATTTATAGGCAACAGGCCGCAAAGCGTTGATGAAGTCCAGCCCCAAAGGTGAATCAATGACATCCTTCTTTGTGCGTGGGTCAGAGGTTTGAATTGTCCCGTTTGCGGACCATACGGCAGACCAGCGGAACCCGGATTGTCCACACAGGGTCGAATTATCAACAGCCGGGAACAGGGCTTGCCCTCCAACCAAGTCCATTCGCACAACATCAGTACCTGCCACATTGCGCCAGTATTGGTTATTACATACGTTGATTTGCGTGGCCCCAGACGGTTGGACTATCCCGTTATTACTAGCCGCCGTAAAGCTGAGGGTTGTGCCACTAGGATCAAAAACAAAATCACCCGCAGAACCTTTAATTCTAGTAGTCCCATTGAACCAGCGCATACGCTCCGTGCCGTTGGTCTGCACAATGATGGTTTTCGAGCCGTCTCCGTCAGGATCAACCACAAACCCAGCAAAGGATTCATTACCCGCGTTGATATATACGGGCGTGTTTGGCAGCTTGGGCACATTCAGGCGGCCTGTGATGAACCGCCCCATGGAGAACTCCGAGAGGTCGGTTGATCCAGTATGGTTGAAACCAAACAGTTGCACTTGTTCCGGGCTCACCGATGTAATGCTCTTCGTGCAGTTTTCCGCGTAGCCACCGAAGATGCGGATGTTGGCCGGGTTCGTATCCGCGTAGTTGAACGCTGTAGGCGTTGCAGACGGTGAGGTGCCGGTGTTGATCAACTCGAAGTTGCACCCGAAGAAGTCAATCTCCGTCCCCGCGTCGATCTGTACCCCCGTGTTGCCGCGAATGATCGTGCAGCCGTAGAAAGTTGTCCGCGTCGTGCGGTTGTTCGCTGCGGTTACGTCAGGCTTCATCCACACCGCACGGGTGTTAAGGTTGAAGTCCATGTTATAGAAACGATGGTAGAACGCGCCACTATCAGAACCTGCAACCGTTGGGCCTGGCTGCAACAGCATGCCCTCAGTGCAGTTTTCAATCGTGACGCTGTTATAGACTGCCCACGACTGGCTCACCAGTTCCGTGGTCTGCGTCAGGCTTTCAGGAGCCAGCGCAAGGCCGATCACATTGGACAACCCAGCTCCGTCGATCCGGTAGCTTTCCCCACCGGAGTACAGCCGGGAATGGCGAACGACAATCATGTCAGCCGAGCCTGCCTTGAACACGGTATTGACGCCTTCACCAAGAAGGCGGATACCATTGCGCGTGCTGAAATCACCATTCGTGTCTGGGAGCAGAATACCGTTCTTGTAGGAATCCAGACCAGCAGAGCCATTCAGCAGATATCCGCCAGCAGGCGCGATCAAATCGCCTCCACCCAGTACAGTAAGACAGGCGATAGCCACAGCGAACGGAGTGGTCACGTCGAGAGTGTAGGTGTACGCACGCACATCGGCGATCTGCGCGGCAGACATGAACCGGAACACGTTCACTGAGTTCCAGTTCAGCGCCGCCTGAACATTCGTTGTAACTGCACCAATGCCTAACGGGGTGTAAGCCAATGTATCGCTTGACCCCGTAAGAACCGGCGAGAACACAAGGCCAGAAGTCCCAATCACAACAGGGTCTAGCGTCTCCAGCTTCCATGTATTTGATACGCCATTGCTGTCATACACAATGACGATGGTTCCGCTCACGGCATCGCGCACACCGTCAAAATCGGTTGCACGCTGCCATGCCGATGTGCTGGCGGTATAAATGCCGTTGTCCACAGAGTTGGCCTGCCCGGCAACCAGGACTCGGTCATCTTGGGCCACGGTGGTAGACCCTATAGTTTGCAAACCCGACAAGGTGATTGGCGTAGTTGACACGACAATGCAAGGCGGCTTGACCGCTACGGACGTGGTTAGTCCGTACAGGCGATCTGTACTGGTGGCTGGCATAGATTTTTCCTCGGTTGTTAGTCTTTGGGGGGTGGGCCGAACAGGGCGGATTGAGGGCCTGCGCCCTCCTGCCCTTCATCCCAGGCTTTCCAGCCCCGGTAGGAGCGCAGCGCCTGGACAGTGGGTATCCCGAACAGGGAGCCCATCAGGTTGATCAGAGCCAATACGGCGGGCTCGTCTACTTCGCCTTGAGAGACTTGTTTACCAAGTTTCCCCGCGTCACCAATCGCACGGCCAACAGGCGGCCCGCCGTAGTCGAACCCTGAAACAGCGCCCGACAGTTCGCGGGCACCTACAACAGTGCCCATCAGGTAGCCCACTTGCCATTCAGCAATGCGCTTGGCCCAGGCTTTTTCGTCGTCGTCACCATCGCCGCCCTTGATGGCGTACATGATGAAGGCGGGAAGAATGGCGGGTATCACCATCAGCAGCGCCATATCACCCAGCCAGCCAGCAACGGCGCGCGGGTTCTTGAAGTCGGTCGCCGCTGTCTGCTCTATGGCAAGGTTCAGCGTGACCGAAAAATAGCTGTAGAACTGCGTCAGCATGGGGTGCTTGCGTTGCACCTCGGCCAAGTCCTTGGTTTGGCCGCCCCCTTGCGATTCCAGAACAGCACGGTCAGCCATGGCCACGGCAGCAGATTCGTCAAGGCCCTCGGCTATGGACTTCTCATACTGCCCAACCCACGTAGGCACATCGGCCACGGCCTGCATCTTCTGCATCATGTAGAACAAGCCGCCGTCAATCGCTTGCATGGTCTTTGACTTGCCGCCCACGGCGCCGCGAATTTCGCGCAGATCCTTGTTAAAGGTTTTGCCGCGCAACCGCATGAAGTCGGATTTTTCATAAATCCATTTCATGGTGTTTTCCATTCGTACAGCTTCACCGCCCCACCGTGCAACGCCGCGCAGTACGTGGCGGCCGCCAATGCGCACCATGGATTGCGTCAGGCCAAACGGCTGCAGGAATGCCGTGGTCAAAGACGCCCCCATGGTAGCCCGACTCACATTCGAGCGAAGCCTCAAAAGGGCCTTGTCGATGTCCGTCTGCGGTGCCACATCAGCAGTGGCAATGCCCATCACATCATCCCGCATGGTCTTGAGCACGCGGGGGCCGTAGTGGTCCCGGATGGCCGACACGATACGCTCATCTTTCAGAATCTTGTTGGTGTCTATCAGCCATTCGTGCCAGGCCAGATCATGGATAACCTGCGTCACATGCTGGGTGATGACGTTCAAATCCTTGCGCACCGCACGCTTGACCTCTTTCAACCGTTCTTTGGTATGGCCTCTACGGGTGGTAGCGCGTGTCGTCACGCCCTCCATCATTTCCTTAGCGGCTTGTGCTGCCTCTTGAGTATCGGCGCGGTCGCTGCGGTCTGTATCGTATTTCAGCGGGTAATATCCGCCGCGCATCTGAACCGTAGTTCCATCAGAGGAAATCGTCTCAAACGGCAGAGCATCGACCTTCTCTGGCTCAACTCCGGTTAGCCGCTTTTCTTTGGCGGCAATGTCATCCCAATAAGAATCGATGTAGGCCCATACGTTATTGACGAATTGGAGTTCTTGAGCGCTCAAGGTTTTCAAGATGGCCTGCACTTGGGCCTGGCTCCACTTGTCGCCATCCATCACCCTTTGACGGTTGGCCTCGTTGCCCCAGTTCAGCGCCACAGCCAAACGCCCTCCACGGGTGAGGCTATCCCCAATCTCCGGGATGTAGATCTTGGATTTGTACCCAGTGATGCCGCCGCGCATTTTCAACAAAGGGGCATACAGATTCTGCAGTTCGATGGTAGCCTTCTCTACCATCACATCTTCCATGGTGCCGCGCTCGTTCATGGCGCGGCCCATGTTCTCGTACATCGGCCCCGAGTCCTTGTTGCCGTCCATCTGGCGGATCAGGCTGGCCAGCTTGCGGTGCGCAGCGGCTGCGCCTGCAAACCAGTCCATAACAGGGTTAGGCCCCTCCAGTTGCACCGCACGGGCCTCGCCGCCGTTGGCGATGATCGACCCCGTAATGTCGTCAGCGATGGCGTCAAAGTCACGCGCACCCTTTGCCAATAGCAACTTGTTTTTCAGCCGCCCCATGTGCTCGATTTGCTTCACGGTGTCACGCAACCCGCGCAATTCTTCCACCGTCATATCCTTGAACGATTGCGCGCGGGATTCGTTCAGCAACCCCTCTGGCACATCTGGCGGGTTGCCCGCATCTTCCTGCTCGGCGTACCAAGCGGCGAAGCTCTTGCGCTTGTCGATCTGTTTCAGGCTGACGTTCTTGAAGTCGAACCGCTCCAGCATCTGGTCTATCTGATCCTGATACCCGGCGTCAATCGACTTAATGCGCTTGTCGAACTTTCTGAAATACGCCTGCATCGCCTTTACCTCAGCCTGCGCGTCATAGGCCGCGCGGGTGGCATAGGTGTTGATCAGTTCATTGCGCTTGTGCATCGCCACTTCTTGCACGCTCTTGCCCATCGCTTGCTTGGCAAGCCTGGCGCTACGGGCTTGTGCTGCGCTGTACTGGCCTGGCCGAAGGTCGCGCACACGCTGGCGGGCGATGATCTGATAGGCGTAGTCCTTTGCGGCCTTGGCCATCACGGCCACCGTGCTTCGCGGTCCTGCCCGCCCAGCCTTTTCCAGCGCGCGCAGTTCCGTCGCCACCACGCGGGCGCGAATCTCGTTATGCACGGCCTCATCAGCGGCTCTGTTCAGGGCTTCATCGCTGGTGATGTCGCCATACCGCTCAAGCATGATCTGGTCTACCTGCTCGGCGATCACTTCCTTTGGCGCTTGGGCAGATGCCAACTCTTTAATCAAGTGGTCTCCAGAGGTGAACCCGAAGGTCTCGGCCACGATGTCCGGGTCGATGCCGCGTTCATCGCTGGTCATGCGCAACTTGGAAAGGCGTTCGTAAGCTGCCGGGTTGACCTCTTTCACGAAGCTGCTGCGCAGTTTCCCAGATGCGATCTCTGGCAGATCAAGGCTTTCCACGGGGGCTTCGCCTGCGTATTCCTTGCTGATGCTGTAGCGGTCGATGCCCCTGCGTTGGTCGTCGAACAGGGCTTCAAACTTATCCAACTCTGCTCTACCGAATTCATCCGGCAGGAGATACCCCATCTCAACCATGCGCTCGGCCATGGCGTCGATTGACATACCACCGGTCTTGCGCACCACGGGCGAACCGAAGACTCCAGAATCCAACTTCTCTTCTAAAGGTACTCCCCACTTTCGGCGGACTTCATCTCTGTCCAGCCCGCCAGCCTTGGCAATGGCGGTGAAAATGTTGTCCACGTCTTCGCCCACAGGGCCAGTGGATTTTTTGCGGTCGATTCGATCTGCCTTGCCGGTCAGGAACTGCCACGCCTGATAAACCGGCTGCGCCATCACATCGGCGCGAACCTCGCGCTCAACCTCTTTTCTGAGGTCGTTAGCCTCTGCCTGCGCGGCCTTGATAGCTTTGTCTCTGGCACGGGATAGCCACTTCATATCACGCATCAAACGGGCGTCCAGTTCCGCGCTGGCTTCATTCGTAGAACGTGCTCCCATGGCCTGATAGTCAGCGTATTCGGCTGGCGTCATCCCGGCTTGCTCTGCGCTTTCGTATAGCGGCCCCATGCTGGCGGCCTGTTTGGCCTGTTCAATGGCCTCATCGGTCGCCAACATCCGGCCCATGACCTCGCGCACATCGTCGGTCAGCTTTACGTTCAGACCGGTCAATGTCTTATAGACTTGCACCATCCATGAACGGAACTTGGCGAACAGGGATTGGAGTTCTTGGCTTGGGGCTTTGCCCTCCATGGCGTACCGCTCAAATCCGCGTGCCCACTGTTCATGATGCTCCCGCTTTTGCTCCAGCGACATCTGCACCCAGCGGTCCAATGCACTTCCCTCAGCGTCGGCCGTGATGCCGAACCAAGTCAGTATCTGGTCCATGTCGGCCACGATCTGGCGTTCGCCATCGCTCACCGATGCCCCAGCGCTGATCTGGGTTTGAATGCGCGCGGCCAAATCGGCCTGCACTTCAAGAAAGAAATGCCCAGCCTCGTGGATGAAGGTACTCCAGTCCGCGCCCTCCAGCAAGGCAATAACGCTGGGGCTGGCTGTGATGTCGTCACCGAAGGCCAGCACGCCACGCGCTTGCTGATTCAGAATGTTGGGGTCAGCGGGGTCAAAGGTTCCGCGATTGCCGATTGAACTTTTGATCTGCTCGGGGCGGAAGGCGACAATTTCGTGAAAATTGGCGTACTGCGGGTCTTGATACTCGTTTGGCACGATCATGCCATCGTGGCCTGCGTTTTTCAACTCTTTTGTCAGCGCATCGCGCTCGGCTTTGTCGGTCGCGGCTGCGCGGCCCTTTGGCCACACGTATGGATTTTGAAGCGCCACATATACCGGCATGACATTACTGCTGATTGGCGTGTCTCCGAGTTTTCCGCCACTCTTGATGTTGTCGTAGTTTGTGTAGGCGCTGGCAGTGCCCGGATCGGCGGAAAGATAGACGCCGTTGCCATACCACCCGTGGTCATTCTGGCCAGCACGCTTTGGATCAAACGTGTCGAAATCTGCCGTGGTCCCGTGATACACCACCAGAGGCTTCCCCTCTGCGTCCACCACCTTCGACCCTTTGAACCACGCTTTGAACTCTGGCGTGTCTGTCTGGTCTACGCGCTCAGGGGCGCCGTCATTGGTCGGCGCGGGGGATTCATTCTCTAAAACAGATCTTAGTTTTTTGGTGTATTCGCTAACCAATTCATTGTTGCCTCTTTTTTCCCAAGTATCCAATGAGTCCTTGTAGTCATAGGCATCGTGAAATTTCTTGTCTATCGCAGCAACGAAAGATTTCGGTACGTCAATTACCTTCTTTAAGTTCGTGATTGACACTGCGTTGTCAGAATCAGTACCAACTTCATCGGCTGTGTAGATTCTTGGGTAAGCGCCTTTGTTATTGCCAAAACCGCGCACAAAGTTGTATTCCGCGATTCTCCTGGCGATGGTAACGGGGTGCATATCCGCGTCAATCTTCTGTGATGACAACCCAGCATGTATTTCGCCTGACCCGTAATCTCTGCTTTTTGCATCTGCAGAAAGATCATGCTTTTCGGATGCAGACCAGCGAACGTAAACAGCCCCATGCTTTTCTGCAAGAGATTCAACCTCTTTTACAAAAGCCAATGCCGTATCAAACTCATCCTGTGTGAGTAGTGCATTTCTCTTTGCAGCGCCCTTTGTTTTGTCATCGGCAGAGCGCCCGCCTTGGTTGCCGACGGCCACGGCGATACTGCCACCAGGTTTGCCAACGCTCAACCTGAAGTCTTTTCTGCCATCCGGGAATTCATCATCAAGCGCCAGATCCACCGGCTTGACTCGGATCGGCACAGCGGTATCACCATACCCCGTGTCAGTTTCGCGCCGCGTGGTGACGTAGACATCGGGCTCGGCTTGGGCCTTCAGCGTTCCGGTGGCCCGAATCGCTTCCGCAGAAGATTTTGAGGTGTGGTGGAAAACCGTGACAGTTCCGTCAGCATTCAGGGGCAAACCTGTGCTTTCGTCAATAGCTCCCGTGGCCGTGTCGTCGGCGGCCACCTGTTCCAACCGTTGCGCCCCCAGCGCGTCCTTGCCCGCAATTTGCAGGTCGTAGGTCTTCACAAACTCGTTCAACGGCACATCTGCGCGCAGTGCCTGCACGGCGTAGAAGTTGCCCAACAGGCCCGCGTATGCTTTGTTCACCTCGGGGCGGAACTTGCCCGCCGCATTCAATTGCGTCTCAAATTGCGCCGCCACGGCCGTCTTGTCCTGCTCGAACTGGCTGGCCTGCACCTCATCGCCAACGGTCTTTTCAACCTCAGCCAGAATGCCCGCGCCTTGGTCTTTCAAGTACGCCTGAGCCTCAGCCGAACTCATGGCTTGCGGGTTTTCCCGCATGTGCTCGATAAGCGCCGCCGTCAGGTTGCTTGGCACTGCTGCCAGTTCCCCCATGGGCACGCGAATATCAGCGCCTGGCACCTGTTGCGCGGCCTCCAGTTGGGCTGCTACAGCAGGAGCAAAGGCGCGCAATTGCTCAATGGTTACGGCGCTTTGGTTGAGAGTGTTCACCAACTGGGCGGCGTCGATGTAGACCTCTGTAGGGGTATCCCCTGATTCAGATACTTGCGCCACGAACTGGGCCAATGCTTCGGGGTCGCGCTGGCGAAGCTTGGATTGGTCGATTAGGGTAACGAACTCTTGGACTCTTGCTGCGGCGTCTTCTGCGCGCTGGGCCGCCAAATCAATCCCACTGATGCGGGTGGCGATATGGTTGGCCGCGCCCATTGCGCCCGACTGCACCACTGTTGCCAGCAGGGTTTGATAGGCCGCACCGGGTCGCTCTGCGGCGTACTGCGCCCATGTTTTATCCGGGTTGGCAATGGCGGTGTCAATGGCGTCTTGCGCCAATGTGGCGATCTGCTCGCCGGGCACTTCTTTGGCCAACAGGCCCTTGATAAACTCGCCCGCCCCCACCTTGCCGAGACGGTCCACCAGGAACCGCATGGGCATCAGTTCAGTCGCAACCTCGACAGCACCTTCTCCAGCGGCGCCTACGGCGGCCAGCGCCGGGGTAGCTCCGCGACTGCGGTACTTGCCATACGCCTCAGAGCCCACGCCACCGCCAGCCAAGGCAAGGCCTGGCACGGGGCTACCACTCAGAATAGACAGGGCCACGCCGGGGGCGTTGTCCACCAGGCTGGTAAGACCGCCGTACAGGCCGCGCCCGGTAGACGTTTCAAACTCTGGATCCAGCGCATCAGCCCTGGCCCGCGCGATGTCGCGGCGCTGAATGGCGTACTTTGGATCAAACCCGAGCAGATCGCTGGCGGCCACGCTCAGGCCCTGGCTGCCGGACTCAAACCGCGCGCCCGTGAACGCCCCGCGCATGATGTTGCCGAATGTTGGCTCCACCCCGCGCGCCGGGCCAATGCGCGGCCCCGTGTTGTCCAGCAACACGCCATTGCTCACCAGTTTGCGGGCAGCGTCAAAATCCAAAGACGGGTTATCTGCCATAGCCCGGCGAATTTCTTCGCTGAACTCCCGGCTGTTCATGACGGCCATCGGTGCTTTTTTGACGGGCTGAGGGCCACCCTGCATGAATGATCGAACCGCCTTTTCAATCGCGGACAGGTTGCCAACATCATCATGCGCAATGCGGGCATTCTCCAGCGTGCTCAGATACTTCGTAGTGCTGGGGAATTTAGTAGCCAGATCGTTGAAGTCTGGCAGGCTCACGCGCTGTTGTACCGCTTCTTTGTTGTCGCGCACCGAATCCAACGGGATACCGGCCTCGCGCGCAAGGCGTCTGTATTCCGCCTCAGCGTCAGGGTTTGACCCTGCTGCTAGCGTCAGGCTGGTGCGCGCGGCATCCTCTGGCTTTCTGGCCTGCAAGTAGTTGGCCACTGCGGCGCTGGTGTCTAGAGGGTCGCTCATCGCTTGGCGGCTTTCAGTTGGAAAAATGCGCCCAACAGGTCCGCATCAGTTGGCTCTATGCCCATGGTTTTGAAGTCGGCCTTCAACCGGGCTTTCACGTCTCCCGGAATGTCCCCCGCCTCCATGGCGAGTAGGCGCATGGAATCGGTGCCCGTTTTGATACCCAGGAACGAGGTTTGAAACTTCACGTTTTGCGCAAACATCTTATCGATGTAGGTCGCCATCTCGGCGTCGTTGAACTTCTTGCCCGCAGCTTTCTGTGCTTGAAGAACACCATCCCATACAAATTTGCGGATTGCTCCTACGCGCTGGGCATCTGAGCTGGCATCTTTGGGAGTTGGGTCGATACCGATCTGTTGCAGCCGGTTGTTCAGAATGCCGTTGACGCCAGCGCTATCGAGATCATCAGGTCCTTTCGTCCCCGGCTCTTTGTTCATCAACTTGCCCCGACGAAGCGCCATTTGTTCGGCATCGGCCTGCGACAGTTGGCGGCTGTGCATGTAGAACTGTGCGTCTGTCATGTCTTTTAGCCAATTGTCGTCAACCGCCATCTTTTGGAATAGCACCGGGTTAGTGATGTCGTCTCCCTTGGACACGCGCTGGCCGTAGTTCATGAGGTTGTCAACCTCTTTAGGCGGCACATTGGCGCGTAGGTTAGCGGGCATTTGGCTGTACCGCCCGCCATTTTTGCTAAGCCACTGCATGGCCTGCGCGGTGTTTTCATCTTCTGATTGTTTGCGCGCCTTGATCTGGTCTTCATACTGGCGATTGACCTCATCCATAGCTATCTTGCGGCGCTGCGGCTGGTCTGGAGGAATCTGTTTGCGCACTTCGTCATGCAGGCTAGCCAGCGTAGGCATGGAAGGAGCGCCAGACCCATCGCCGTACTGCTTGGAAATTTTGGCAACATAGGCCTGCGTTTCAGCGGGCATGTAGGAAAGCCAATCACCCGAACCGCTGCGGCCTTTGGCTGATTCTTTCAGCGCCTTATCTACCGCACCAGGCCCAGCGTTGTAGGCGGCAAGAGCCTTGGACACGTCACCAGCATACTCCTTGACCATGGCCCCCAAGTAGTCACGGCCCACACGGGCGCGCTCTTCCGGGCTATCGTCTTTGGCTGGCTTGACACCATATCCAGGGTCTTTGTTTGTGGCGTCCATTACCTGCATCTCGCCCTTTGCCCCCTTGGAGCTGGTCAAGATGCCGCCACCGGGGCCATACCTGCGCCCGCCAGATTCGGCCATCATGGCTAGATTGGTCAGCCTGCTCATGTCCGTAGGCTGCAATGCTGGCTTCAGCGTCTTATCGACCACTTCGCTTGCGATCACAAGGCCTTGCCGCGCATCAACGGCCTTGCTCACAGCGGCTTGAGCGCGCAATGTGTCTTCTACCCGCATGCCGCCAGCGTTGGCCCTAAGATAAGCCTCAGCTTCCGCAGGTTTGTCTTTGTCCAACAGCATGTTGATGGTCGCTACATTGGCTCGGCTCGACACATCGCGCACCGCCATAGCGATCTCTTCGTCAGACCGGCCACGTGATTTCAGGTAACCCACTGTGCGGGTCTGCGCTAATTCGGTTTCTGCTTTAGCCGTTGCCAAATCCCCCGCATCGACCAACATCGCAGCACGATTCAGGCTGGAGTCAATGTCAGCCTTGTACTGGCCATCTTCGTAGACTTGCCGCTGCCCTAATGCATGACGGTCTACAAAGGTCAGAGCTTGGTCACGGCGGCTTGTAACCAGCTCGTTAAACGCCTGGCGCTGGCGTGACGTAGCCATGCCCTCGCCAATTTTTGCGGCGGCGTCATCAAATGCTTTGGGGATTTCATCGGGCAGCGAAAATGCATCACGGCCGAGCTTTGACACTGCACCCTTTTGCGGATCGTACAGGTTTGCGCGCTCCCAGTCGTCCAACTGACGGCGAGCAGAGAACACCGCCGTAGCGTCGGCCTCGCGCTGGCGCTCTTGATCCTGTCTCAACTGGTCTTCGGCTACCCGTCCAATGGTGGCCCCAAACTCTTGCTGGGCACGGCCTACCGCGCTCAAGTCGGGCGCGGATATGGATCTGCGGCTTTGCGGAACGCTTCGGTCCAACAGCTTCGGCATTGTTGCCATCAGTAGACCCCGATCTTTCTGCGCGCGCCTTGGCTCATGTCTGGCGCCATTGGGGAATTATCCCCCCAGTATTTTGAGAAACCAGAGGCGGCATTGAGAATAGTCCCCGCTGATTTGTAGTTAGCCGCAGTGCGCGCGGCCTTCCCCTCTGCCTTTAGGCCAGCCGCCTGCCCCTCTCGGCCAAGCGCGCTTTCTTCACCTTCGTACAGGGCGGCTAAGGCGTTGTACTCGCCTTCTCCTGCTATCTTCCCGGTCAACCCTAGCATGGTCGCATCGGTCCCGCCACCACCGGCCAAAGCCTGAATACGTGACTGAGCCAACGTGGCTTTGCGGCGCTCTTCAATTGCCATGCGCTGCGAGCTAGCGCGGTCTTGCCCCGCTTGTTGTTCCTGTTGTTTGGCTTGGTACTCCAGCACCGCCTGCTGGTCTTTGGCTTGGCGCTGAGCGCCAATAATTGACATGGCCGTACTTGCGGCCATCAAGATCATGGGCAGCGCTGCCATATGTAGTACCTCCCATCTATACTTTTGAATCCAACACGTTTTAAAAGCTCTCCAGCATTGGGGTACTTTGCGTCTGCTTCGCAGTACACCGGGCAGGTGATCTCGGCCAAAATTGTCTTTACTTTTCGCGCCACCCGCATAATGGTCATCGGGTACTTTTGTGCGCTATCTCTCATATCCGCAAACGCCCATACCCCAGCTCTGGTGTAGGCAACCCCAGCAAAGCCCATTACCTCGCTATCCAGCTCGGCCACATAGGCGCGCACCGAAAGCGGTATTTCTTTCGTGCCCCAAAACTGCTTCACGTCCTCTGCGACGGCTGGGCGAATAATCATGTCGTGCTGTTGGCCACCAAGCCCACCACTGCAGCAAGCAATGTGCAAGGCTTAGGCGCCGTGGCTTTGAGACAAAGACGCTCATCAACACCCCAAGCGCCGGGGAGTGAAAACGCCTCATAGTTGTATTCCTCCCATATGCTATCAGGATCAACCACCTGATAGGCCTCCATCAATGGCAGATCATCCATGTTGTCGAAGTCTCGCCCATACTGCACGCCCTGCGCGTGAGTGTCCGCAAGGACAAGGGCCAAGCTGTGGACGCGCTTGCGCGAAGGTAGGCCGGACTCACCAGGCTGCGCCAAATAAGCCAATTTTGTGCCTTTGAACCGCGCTTCGTACACCAGCCCGCAAATGGCGCTAGATGTTCCAATCGCCACTGTCCCACCGGATACCACCGCTGTTCCAAGGTCAATGCCGTTATCCCACACGCAGACCGTCTCACCGTTTAAATGCGACAATCCCGCCGCCTTAGTGGCGAATGAGTCGGCAACCTTGTTTACAGTTCCGCCAACGGCCTCATCTTCTCTGGCCCATCGCTCTAGATAACGTTTTTCAACCCCGCCGATCACGCGCTTTACCACGTAATAAACGGCATCCTCGTCATCCGCAGGCAACACGCACACGTCTTCTATCTCGCCATCGGTCTCGACAAGAACCCAGCACTTCACATCCTCTGCCTTGTCGTAGACCATAACGGCGGCGATGCCATCAGAGCGGACACAATGAACGCGCGTGTCAGGCTGTCGCTGAGCATCAAAGGCGACGATCCCAGGCTTTCCGATGTCAGGCACAAGAATGCTCAGGTTCTCCGTTGCGTAGCTGCTTGACGCGCCACCCGCAGCAGGCTCCATGCTCAACACGCGATACCCGCCGCGCTGAACAAACATGCCAACCTCGTCCAACTTCACAGCGGCTACTTTGGCGCTGCCTTGCGTGATTGTTGGCTTGGGATTGAAGTTTGTCGGAGTCAGCGGCTCGTCAAATGACGACGACCGCCCGGACACCACAGAACCATCCGTACCAGCCATAAGTTGCTGCATTGGCAGCAGCCAATTAATCACATCAACCGGGCCGCTTCCAATTGATCGAATGATAGGCCCAGCGTCACCCTCAAAATCTGGATCAAACCCGGCAAACGAATCAGTAATTGAACCGAAGTATTTATCCTTGCCAGCCCACCATAGTCGGCCCTCAGACAATGCCACAGCGCTCGGCCAACCACGGTATTCAGACCAATAGCCCTCATACCAGTTCTGGGTTGCGGCGTTGGTTCCCAGCGTGCTCAACACGACCCCGCCTACACTTGTTGGGCTTAGGTAGACCGTCACACGCACAACGCCCGTAATAGACCCGCCGCCATAGCTCAGAGACGCGCCAATGGTCCCGCTGGTGTAGTCGCCAGTTTTGACACCAATGCGGTATGCCACGATCTGGTTATCCAGACCATCACTGAAAGCCTCTGATGTCGCTACTGTGTAGGTCGTTGGCGTATCTTCCCAAACGCCTGTATCGCCTACGCTTCGCTGCAGCGTCACCGTGGCCGTGAACGTGCCGACGACGCTTATATTGAAGTTGCGATTTGTGCCTACCCCTGTCACAACGATGCCGTTGGAGAATGTATTCTCTGCGGTAATGGTTTCGCCAACCAATTGGCCGTTGGACTCCAGCCTAAACAGCGCGCCAACATGCCCACTGCGGAACACCGGGGCCGATGACGTGAGAACCGTTGTGCCAGAAATAGAAGAGTTGCTTATTGTGATGGGCGTCGTGTTGATGGGCATGAATGGCCCATCGTTCGGCAGGTAAAGCACCACAGACCATGACCGTACCGCACGCCGCTCAATACGCCGTTGCTGCAAGCCATTGCAAGCCACGAATACCACATCCCCAGATTGATCTTTGCGCACCATTGGCAATAGCGCGGAAGTCCATGGAGTTGGCAATACCATCACTCCAGCCGCCTCAATATTGATTGAATCAAGCAAGGTTTCATAGGGCGTGTCGCTTGACACGTCAATGCTGAAATTTCCCGTTGGCGTGAAAGCCAGAGAATGGGTGCCCTCTGACAGTGTGGCGTTGATGTAGCCGCTTTCACCAGCAGAGGCGCCTACTAGCAGCGTCACCACACCACGCGCTACCACCACGCGAAGCGCATGCTCTGTCCCAATGTTGCTGCATGTTACGGCTTGTCTGCGCTTTGCAGAATTTGCCCCGGAACCTGTCAACCCCATGTAGCCACCCGTCACCCAAGCCGATGACGCAGATCCAGCGTCTTCATCGCTCCAATCAGTGATGTTTGAGGTGAAGTCACCATTGGTGATAGCGGTAGCCACGGATGGCCGGGTAATCACAGCATCATCTACCCATACCCGCATTGACGAATCAGTCAACTCCAATAGCGCCGTATCATCAGCGGCAAACACGAACGGCAGGATTTTCGCAGCAGCGTCATCTTTCACGCCACCGAAGTACCCCAAGCCCGGCCGAAGCATGGCGCTGCCCAACACCCTGGGCATGAAGTTGGTTTGGATATCCGCCGACATGGCGTAGCGCTTCAGGTCTACCCTGGCCATGGCAAAGCGTGAAATCATCCCGCGATTGAAGGCTAGGATTTGCTGTTCACCGCGCATCAATAGCCCCTGCCACGATCAAACCGGCCATACCCAGCGCTGCGCGCGCCAACCCAACTTCCCTTTGGCGGGAACTTCACGGGGTCAGCCATGGCGTTTTGCGACTTTGCGGTAACAAGCATCTTGTCCGCAATAGCAATCATGTTGTTGCGCGCTGATTCGTTTTGCTTGAGAGGCATAGCAGCATCACGCGCAAGAATGGCCTCAAGGTATTTCACAAACGACTGTGGCCAGCGAGACATATCGCCGCCGTACACGGGATCGTTCGACACGAATCGCACATAGATGGTGTCAAGGTCGCAGAACCAATACCCGACTTCATCTGTGTAGTGAATGATTGGCGTGTTGAAATACTCATCGCTGCACACCGCCATGGTGCGCACAAAATCATCTGGCTTATTGAAGGCCCTGCGATACCCGAATGGTGGCTCCACCGATGGGGAGTAGTCGTACATCATGGACCTGCACGCAAACAGCCACTGCCCCGCCTCCAGCGCTGCATTGACAGCGCCGTCATCCCATGCGGCATCGAGAATTCGCCGGGACTCGCGGTTCTCGCTAGCTGACGCAAGTTGGCGATCACCCAACAACCGCAGGGCGCCGTTGTAGAGGGATAGGCGGGATGTGGTCATGGTTTAGCGTGAAATGGTTTTCTGATGCTCGGAAAGCCAGAGCTCGGCATCCCCTTTTTTGGAGATGCCTTCCTGGATAATTTCATTGTCGGCCTTGCGAATCACGCAATGCTTGAGCGTTGGCCCCTTGTACTCGACCACGAACTGCGGCGCCATGGCGGCAGTCAAGGCCGGGTCAACGGCTGGCGACCCAAGCTCAACGAAGCGCAGCACGCCTACCTTTGCGTACAGGCGACCAACATCCTGCACGATCAGCTCACCGAAGTATTCGCCGTCTTCGGCCAGCACTTCAATACGGTCGTTGTGGCGCAGCCTAGCGGCGACATGCGACCAGAATTCTGGCTTCAATGTTTCTTCAAACGAAACACCGGCCTCAACAGAGGCCTGATAGATCTGGCGTTCATAAGCCGCCTCTTTAAATCGCGGGACGATCAGCTTTCGAGCGTCGGTTTTCTTGTCAGTCGCATTCATAGCAAGTTCCTTTCAGTGGATTGGAAAAGGAAGGCCCGGAGGCCCTCCAACAAATTACCCGCGATCAGGTCAGCGCTGCGACGGTGGCCGCGCCGCCAGCCGTGACGGCGGTCACGCAACTCTGACCCACGGTATTCGGGCTGGCGTCGGTGTCCTGGTGGTAAACGATGTCGCCAACCTTCATGCCAAGGTCAGAGCCGTTGGTGAAGTAACCGGCACCGCGAACGGTAGCGGCGTCGTCAACAGACTGGTAGTTCCAGATGCTGCCCGTACCGCCGATGCGATCAACGAGCTTGCAGGGAGGTGCGGAAGTGCTGTAAGCCATGGTGGGCTCCTATGAAGTTTAGAGGTTTGGAAGAAGGGGCCGAAGCCCCCGCTGATTAGCTAGCGGCGAAACCGCTGCCGTCGTGGTTGATGACACAAACGCCGCTGTTTTGCAACAGCTTCGGACCCATGTACATCGACGCGCGAGCGAAGGAGTAATCCTGCTCTTCGTCGTAGCCCACGGGGGTTTGCATGCCCGCCACGTTGGCGGCGTGGCCGATGGCGCTTTTGTGGTACATGAAGCACTTTTCAGCGCTGGTCCCGGCACCGGGCAAATTGGGGTGCACGATGATCATCATGTTGTCCCAACGATAGGCAACAGGCTGGTCACGCCAATCGGGGCCGGACTCATAGGGCTTGTTGTTCACATAGTCCATCTTCGAGAACTCGGGCGCCTGGCGCAGATAGCCCAGCAGTGCGGGAGTGCACAACAGGGTGATCCAGTTGTCCCATGGCACGGCGTTGTTGCCAAGGATGACTTGCGCCTTCGTCACCAGAGACAAGGAGCCCGTAACGGCGGCGCCGGTGTCGTTGGTGCCCGTGTTCAGCTCCGTGATGATCTGGCTGTCGATCTTGCGGTTGAGCACCGACATGGTGGTCTTCTGCATGATGGCGCGCTGGTCACCCTGGCTGGCAAACACGTTGAAACCGTCTTTGCGCACGAGGTCGTGCCATTCGGACCGGGTACAGGTATTTTGCGTCAGGTTGTCCGAACGTGCCGGGATCAGGCCGTTGACGCCGCGAGTGACGGCGGTAGCGCCACCAGAATCAGCGACCAGAAAAACAGCGGCGCTGCCCTTGATGGTGGCTTCGGTGGTGACGGTGCCGCGCAGGAGTGATTGGGTTTGCTCGAAACCCTGAATGAACTCCTGGCGGTACTGTGTTTGAAATGCGGTATCTGCCATTTTTGGCTCCTAAAGGTTGAGGTTTTTGCGTGCCCCAAACTCCGATTGCCCACTTCAAAAATACCGGGTTGCCCTTGCGGGGCCGGTCTTCTAGTGGTGGGGCGTCGTTCTCGGCAAACCTGAGACGGCAGCGAGGGCGCTTGCGCGGTTATCTCGCCTCATCAAAGGGCCAGCTTTGCAGGGCTGGACTTGGTTGAAAAATCAGGTGGATTTACGATCCCGTGCAGACACAAGTTCGCGGTAGCGGGCTTGCATCTTGTCGGCGCCGGGGCCTTTCCAGTATTCGGAACTGCGGTTGCCCATCAACTTTTCGATCTTTCCGATCTCGTCATTGATGGCCCCCATCTGGTCGCCGCCTGGTGGCACAACAGTAGCAGCGGGATTCAATTCGCGCGACGTAGTGGCAAACCAGCGCAGAACATCTGGGTCATTGAGAATTGCGCGGCCATCGGCCATGCGCGCGCTCATGATCTTCTCCTTGATACCACCGGGCGCGCCATCGAACATTGAATTGATTGCGTTGACGTTGCCGCGGTACTCTGCCCCCCATTCGGAGCGGAGCGCGTCTTCCATTTCCGTCTTGTGCTCAATGTCGCGCTCGGCCTGCTGGGCAATGGCCTGCTCTTGAATTTTGTAGTACGACTGCACGGCGGTCTGAACCACATCAGGAGGCGCATTCTTGCCGTGCATGTCTTTCAGGAATACGTCAATGAGCGGCTTGTCAACTTCACCGATGACCAGGCCGTCAGGCATCTTGTAACCGTCATGGGCTTCAGGGATGCCGTTCTCTGCCCGCCATTTGGTCAGGTCTTCCGGCTTGGCGTCCTTGGGAAGTTGTGACTTCAATTCACCGCTGGATAGGCGCTGCTGCAGTGACTTCCATGCGTGGTAAACGTCCTTGGGGCCGCTGAACCGCGTGAGCTGCTTGTCTTCTTTTTCACCAGCCAACTGGGTCCGCCAGTCTTCCGGCCATGTGGTTTTGGAAGCGTCGACGCCAGCATTGTCAACCACCACATCACCAGATGGGGCGGGGGCTGCTGGGCCAGGCGCTGGGCTTGGCGGCGCATTCGGTGCGGGCGCAGGAGGCGCTGGAGGATTGCCGCCACCAGCCGCGCCGGGGGCATCCAACATCAATACATATTTGTTCTTAAGCATGGGTTTCCTTCAAGATTTGCCCTTGCGGGCGTTGGCGTTGCGCAGGGTGGCCAAATCCACCTTGAGCAATTTGACGATTTGCAGGCCAACCGAGCGGCGGCCTTCGAGGTAAGCGGATGTGTCTGGCTCTCGGGGAACGAATGTGTATTCGTAGGCCCCTGACAACTTTTCAACGATGACCTTCAAAGCGTGCCTCTGCTGGTTAGCATCTGCATCACCGCGGCCCAGCGCCTGCAATGCAGCCGCGTCGGGCAACTCCCATGCTGCTGGATGCCAGCGTTCCGGCGCTTTGGTCATGACGCGAAGGCCCCTGCAGCCTCACCCGCAGTTTTTGCGATGTCGGCACCCTGACCCAGCACGTTCAAAAGTTGCTGCTGTTGCATGGCTTGCTCTTGCGCGGCTTGAATCTCGGCGATTTCTTCTTCGTCGCGCATGTTTGCGGCAGAGAACCCAATACCCAAAAGAGCTTCGCGCAAGGCCTCTGGCGCCCGGATGATGGCGGCAGAAGAAGGATCTAGCGCCACGGCCTCAGCCACCAGGCCCTTAGCCTCAATGAACACGCTGGCCTTTTGACGCTCTACGGCCTCTTGCAATGGGCTCTCGAATCTGAATTGAATCTCTTGTTCGCTCAACTCTTCTGGCATGGAATCCACCGGGCCGAAGCCGCCACTTCTGAGCATGATGTCGAATGAGGTCTCGCATATCGCGCCGTTGTAGTCCGTCTCCAGCGGCTCAAACAGCGGCAGGGCCTGGCGAATGTACTCGCTAACACGCTGGCTCACCTCGTAGGCCGTCATGGCTTTGGTGTCCACTGGAGGCAGGTTTAGCTTGTTGAGGTAGAAGGCGTCCATCAAGGAGGTCTTGATATCGCCCTGCACCTCAAGGCCAAAAGGAAGGCCTGATTTGTCCTGCACCAGAGGGCGCAGCACTTCGCCCAGGCGCTCATCATAAGCCGCGTCTACCGCAGTAAACCCTCCTGCAAACAATTGCATGTCCGAGCGGATGGCCTCCTGCACGCCAATCATAGGGGGATTGACGGCCTTTTCTCCAGCCTCCAATAGCGTCAATGTCATCGCCTGCAATAGGCGGGCATCAGGTAGTGCGCAGACTGTTGCTGGACTGTAGGCGTATTGGCTATCACTCACCGTCTGCCATCTCGGGATGACATAAGACATGGTGTGCATGCCGCGCTCTTCCAAAACCGAGTTGTCATCGACGTTGACGAACAGCGATACAAACTTGGTGCGCAATACTTTTTCGCCGTGGTAGGTGTCGGACGGAACCACGATATGCAAACAGTTGACCTCTTGATATGGGTCCTTCTCAAGCATCTGCAGCATCTTCATGCTGAGCTTGCCGGGGAAATACTGGTTCAATGTGGTCAGTGTAGGCTTCCACTTACGCACTACGGTATCAATTTCTCCGGTCGCCCCCTCGCACCACGCCACATCCCGCAGATGCCAGCATCGGTAAAGCAGGCCGTCGCGGCTCGGGTTCAGTTCCACGCTGATGACGCACTGACCAAAGGCGGCGAAGTCGTGATCACCTTCCTTGGTGGCCCGCACAAACCTGGCTCTGCGGTCATACATGGCACGCTTTTGCACACCAGTGGCCCACTCCAACCATGCTTTGGCGCGCAGGCTTTTTTGAGCGCCTTCGGTGCTCATGTGAAACCAGTTTTTCGTTGTCGGGCGCAACATTCCGCTGAATTGGTTCCCAAGGTCACGACGCACCATAAGCGGATATGACGTCATCAAGTGATCAGCGAACTCCGTTCCAAGCGACCGGGTAACCGTGAAAGTCGCCCGTTCAACATAAAAGTTGTCGGCTATGGTCTGCCACAGGTTCAGCAAGTCGAACCTTTTCCCGAGCAGATTGTTTGCCCGGTCGATCAACTGCTTGACATCGGTGTTCATCCTAGTTTGTCGCTCTTCGCGGTGTCGGTCAGGATCGTGCTTGCGCGGCCACCCCGTTGCTGAGCGGCGGCAATAGCCTTGCGCTTGGCCTCTTTTGCGGCGTCATCATTGGCCACCGGCATTACAGCAGGGGGCGCCACTGGCGGCAACGACACACCGCCTCCAAATAGTCCGCTCATCGATTTCTCCTTCGTGCTGAATCACGCCCCATCACCACTACAGGCGGGGCGCTACGTTGTTTCCATGCCTGAAAGTGGCTTGCCATTCGTGGCCCGGTAAACCATGCCATCACCACAGCGTCACCTTTATCTGGCGACCTCCCAAGGCGCTGGACAAGATCCTCTTTCGATTCCAACTTAATGCCCCTCGGGGTCACCTCGTAAATTGGCGCCGTCAAGTCGGCAAGCAATTCCCTGTCATCTGGCAGCGCAATAGGGCTACCGCCCTGTTGGTCAGGGTTCAAGGCCTCACGCAAGCGCCAATAGGCTTCTGTCCGCGTGTTAAAGAACGGCATCAACTGATCAGCCGTGCGCCGCTTTGAAGGCTTGACGCCCATGTAAGAATCCACATCCACACCGTTGGCGGCCAAGTGGGCATAGGCATCGCCTCCCCATCCGCCGCCGATGTCGATAATCACCTTCGCGTTATCTCTACGCTTAGCAATCACTATCCCGGCTACATCCGTACCGCCTGGCGTGTCCTTGCCTGGCGTAGCGTGCAACGGGGCAAACCATGCATCATGTCGAATGGCTATTACCGTCTGGTCGTTGCCGCCTTGAGCCACATCGACGCCTATCGCGCACATCGGTGTGCCCACAGGCGGGTACTTTGTCCACCTATCTTGCGCCTGAACAACCCACTCTGTCGGGATGGCCTGAAAAGGATGGTCCTCCAGCATCGATGTGAAGTCGCCAAGGGCATAGGCTTTGCGGTTACCTTCGGTCTGGTTCATCAACTTCGACCCATAGCCAGTAGCCGCTAAGTCCGGGTTGTCTTCCAGGCGCGAGCGAATGAAGGTCCGCGATTCCGCCGTCACATCCCGGCCCAGCACCTTGTAAGGTCCGGGGCCATCAACCTCTACTTCTTTGCCGCTGTCCGTCACCAGATACCACCGGATCTCTCCAGATTGAGCCGGGTTGTCGTGCTTCGGGTCCAGCCACGCCGCCCAGCGCTCAACGACCCAAAGACCGTTCGTAGTAGCTGGCCCGTTGGATGACGCCACCGTGCGGCATCTCTGCCCAGGCTTAGTAGAGCGGTTCCATTGCCTGATGAACATATATTGGCTCAAGGTGAAGTCTGTGACCTCATCAAAGCCTATTAAATCGTGCGGGTCGCCCTTGTACTTTTGCTTGTCGTCCTCGTGCTGCACGCCTCCAAGGTCAATGTGCTTACCCGGAAGTTTCCAGTAATCCCGCTGGCCGTTGTAGCCGTCACGCGAGCCGACAACAGTTTCAATCTCGTTGACAAACTTGCTGGCCTCTTTGTTCGTGCGCCGCAGCAGCAGGGAGCGCTCGTGCTCATTCAAAGCCAATCCGATCAGGACCTGGCTCTTTCCGCCGCCTGGCTCGCCACCGAAAAGAATCTCGTCGGCTTCGCAGTAATAACACTCCGTCTGCGGGCCGGGATTCGGAATCCAAAGCAGATGCTTTGTCGCGGCCAAGGCTTCTTGCGCGAGCTGTTGCCGGTCTTTCTCCGGCATGGAATTCAGCGCGGCAAGAACCTCAGCAAGGTCCATCAGCGATACATCGCGTTATGGATGTAGTCCACATCAGCCGTCATGCTTGCAGCCACGGACGTTTTTCCGATGTTGAACGTGGGCGTGAGCACAGCAGCCGCGGCCACAGCGCCAGACATCGACGTGCCCACCTGAATGCCGTTGCGGAAGAAGGTCGCCACGCCAGAAGCGTTGACCTCAATGCGCCACGTTTCGTAGGTGTCGGCCACAGGTGCATAACCAGTGTTTTGCGCAGTGGCGTCAACATCGGTGGCCACACCAACAAGCCACCAATTATCAGTGCTCATGCGAGTGTCGAACATGATGCCCACGGCGTTTGTCGCGTTGCTTGTCAGCGTGTCAGCCGATGCCGCCGATTCAATCGGGGCTTCCAGCGTCACCACATCGGTGAATCCGAAGAAGCAATAGCAAGTGGTGATAGCCGACAGTTTGATCCGGGCTTGGGCCACAAGGCCGCCGTTGCTGGGCTTCCACTGCAAGGCTTGAGTCATCTGGATCATGTCGGCAGCGAGGCCGGTCCCGGCGTCACCCGTGGTGAAGCGCAGCACGCCACCGATACCGCTGGCCAAAATGGCCGCGTCGGAGGTTGCCGAGTCAGTGCCTTCGACAATGTTCCACTTTGCATCGAGCGCATCACCAATGAAGTCATCGATATTGGACACCATCGTAGGGCTCGGCGCCGCGATTTGGCTTCCATGTGGGCCGCTCACGTAGCCGCCAAGCGTCACCAATGGCTGGTTTCCGTTGGGGTCCGTAGGGCCTAGGCCAATCATTCGGCCATGAATTGAGGTTTGAATGTTCACGTTTTACTCCTGCTGTTGCTGTTGCTGGTGGAGATGCCGCCAAGACCCCTGACGGCGTAGGGTTTCAGTTCGAGTAGAACGAAAGGGTCACAATTCGCGTAGCGCTGGCTATCACGCTGATATGGGCCTGGTCAACCGGGAGGATGCGCCAAACAGCGTCACCGCCTGGCGCAATCTCTGAGGCTGTGCCGTCTGTCACATCGGCGGCAGGCACTGCAGCGGTCACAGCAGCCGCGCCAATTTTGTAATAGAACGTGCCGTCTCCAGAAATTCGCACGTACTTCGCGCCCGTGGGGGCTTGAAAGTCTTCGGCGGTGCCAGAGGCCAGCACACGCGCATTGACAAAGCCAGAGAAGCCGACGCAGCTCTCCTGGCTCAGTGTCGCGTGCGGATTGATGGGGGATAGTGCCATGGTTATGCCTTTTTGGCCCGCAGGCCTTTGGACAGCAGAAACGCCACGCGGCGCGCTGTTTCGTTGTCGATCTCAGGGGTCAGTGGAGTTCCGTCCTTGCCGGTTACTTCCACTTTGTCGGTCAGCAGCTTCAGGTAGCGCATGGAAAGTTCCAAAGCGCCCTTCTTGTCTGCAATTTTGAATTTCAGGATTTCGCCGACGCCAGAATCATTGTTGCCAATGTTCACCACATCCAAGCCAACAATGGCCCCTGCGGTGTCGTCGTCCAGATCACTCAGAGGCTTCGGCCTGCCTGTATCGTCCACCAATTTTCTGACGTCGAAGAATGCCAGTTTGGCCAACTCTTTCAGCACTCGCTCTGCCGTCAGGTCCAATTTTTCAGCCGCCTTGTTCAAAGGCTGTTGAATTGCCTGTTGAATCTCGCTCTTTTTCAACAGTCTATGCCCCTGCGAGTAAGCTGTCTTTTTGCTGTACCCAGCCTTTAACGCCGCCTCAGTAGCGTTGCTGGTTTGGATGTAGGCGGCGACAAATTTCTGCTGTTGTAGATTCAACAGGCCACCCGCTTTTTTTGCAGATGTTGCCATAATTTTCCTTGAATGTGTGGCCCGCATCACGGGCTTACGGCTTACACCGCTGCGGGCCCGCCGTATCGTCTACACCCAATGACCCCGAGACGGGCGGGGCTGAAAGCTAGGCCAGCTTACCCCCTGGCCTCGCGCTTGGGGTTGCGCGATCTTCTAGGGCGGGTTTGCGGGGTTAGGTGCCAGCCCCGTATTGACTGAGCGCTTTGTCGGATGTGTGGGCGCTGTCTCAGTGGCTGGCGGAAAGATTAGGGTTTATCCCTATGCAAATAATGCTTGCACCATGCGCGACTATCGCATATTATCTAGGCATGGCTTCACCGAATCAGCC